ATGCTTGACTCTGTAGCTTATAGTCGTGCTAAATGGGATCCTCAAACTAAAAGCTATAGAGCTAGCTTTGGTTTCCCTTACGCTCCAGGCACATTTGGCAATATCAAGAATGTTAGATCTTCAGCTAAGTATGCTGCTAGAATAGATACTATGCGGGCACCAAACTTTAAACCTTGGGCTAGCGATAAAAACTATTTTGCTATGCAAGAATACGGGTCTGAAATGCCAGGCAGTAACGTTAAACGTGGCATGCATTCTACTAGGCGAGCTATGGTTCTTGTTAAAAAACAGATTGAAGCCGAAATGTCCAGACTATATAAAAAGGGTAAGAAATGACTTTATCTTTACTTCCAACACAGGATGCTATTGTGGCTAAGCTTTCAGAGCTTCCACAGACAGTTTATGAAAACACTGTCCCGACTGACGACATGCTAGAGTACGCTGGTGGGCAGATGCTACCGTTTATTGTGCCAATGTTTGGCGGCTATTCTAGAGCCATGGTTGGTAGGGGTATCACTTCTGTGCGCCACGACCTTGGAGAAAGCTATGTTTCAGTGGCTTGTGTCGGTCCAACCGAAAGATCTGCTAGGCAGGTAGCTGACCTAGTTTTAAATAAACTTACTGGATTTAAGCCAGTAAATGCTGGGGAGCTTACTCCAGCACCAAGTACTGGTTCTCTAGTATTTGATAATTCAGTAAAACCCATAAAATACATATCTGAGATCACTTTTATTTTTTATGTGAACACAGATGTGGTATCATAGTAAAGATAGGAAAGGACCATCATGGCACTTTTTAAACACAAGCTTACTGGCCAGATCGTTGATGCGCCTGCGCATTACGGCAAGCACCCTGTATTGGGTCGTAACCTGATTCCAGTAGACGCTGAGATTCCACCTGCGGTGGAGACGAAGCACAAAACAGAAGCTCCTGCGGCACTACCTCCGGTAGAGGTCGAAAAGGGCGAAACCCTAATCATCGAGAACGAGGAAAACTAATATGGCTACTAAAATGCTACGCCCTAATGTGGGTATATATGTTGCTACCGCAGATGCTTTTGCTAACTGGCAGAGTCCAACTCTTACAGAAATCTCTAGCGCCGTTAAGGTATTTGACATTTCACAGGCCGTCACTGACGACTATACACTAAACCAGACTGAATCTCAGTCAGACAACTCATTGTCTATTGTTGACAATGCAGATGTTACCACTCCAACCTACTACAACTACGAGGCTTCCCTTGATGGTTTCCGCGACCAGAACTTGACTGCAACTTCAGTTTACAACAAGTTCCGCGACCTATTTAAGACTCCTGACGTTAAGTACTACCTTATCAAGCGTGTTGGTCTTGCACACGATGCAGATTTTGCTCTAGGGCAAGAGATCAGCATCTTTGGTGTTAAGACTGACTTCCCAACTGAACTTGTTGGCGATGGCGAAATGGTACGTATGGGAGCTCGTTTCCTAACTACAGGTGAAGTTGCTGTTAACGTAGCTGTTGCTGCAGGAACTCTAGGCACAGGCCCAGAACTTCGTGCAACTCTAGGAACCAAGTCTACTTCAAACGGTAAGATCAAGGTTGTTTGGGTTCCAGCTGCTGATGTAACAAGCGAATCAGCTTTCATCTCAGCACCAGACATTGACATTATCAATGGTGGAGTTGACCTAACTGAAGCTATTGCTTTCGATGGTTACGAGCTAGGTGCTCAGGACTCAAACAAGATTGACGACCGTTCAATCATTGACGAAGGTCAGGTACAGGTTCGTGGTTTTGCACAGTTCTCTGCATCTCTAACTTTCTTCCGTGATGGCGACCTAGACGACGCTACAAGCGTTTACAACGTTGCACGTGAAGTCTTTAAGGCGTCAACTGATGGAACTCGTCCAACCGGATTCCTAGTTACACGCATCAACAAGGCTGCTGGCCCTGATGTTGCTGCTGGTGAAGTTGTATCTGTATACAAGTTCATTGCAGACGCATACATGGACAACACCGAAGGTGAAGACAGCGTTAAGTTCATGGTCAACTTTGCCCCACAGGGTAAGCTTGGCGTAATGGTTACTGCTGCAGCTTAGTCATAGACTAGTCGGGGTGGTGACTTGCGCCCATTTGCGCCACCCCGACTTTAAACCCCTTTAATGTGCGAAACTAAAATTTACGAAAGGCGCAATAATGAGCGAAGATATTACATCTGCAGAACAGTCTGCAGCAGAAACAAAAGCTAGTGATGTTGCTGATGAGATCTTAAAGATCGCTGAAAGCGCACAATCACAAGGAGTGTTCAACTTAAGCGAAGTTGTTAAAGGTAGGGGTTACCCAACTAAAGAAGCTACTATCTATCTTGATGGTGCGGCTGCGTTTGAACTTGCTGAGCTAAACGACATCATGAAGTATGACTTTGATGGCGACAGTATGATTGAGAACGAGAATAAGGCAAAAGAAATTGCTGAAAGAATTAAAAAGTCTGCAATTACTTTTGTTATGCGTGGCGTAAGCCAGAAGATTGTTGAAGACACTATTAAGCAAACTAACCTAAAGTATCCGCCAGAGGCTGGAAGAAATGAAGCTAGCGATAACCCTGAGTGGGTTAAATACTATATTGCTTCTTTGATTGCACAAAACATTGTAAAGGTCATTGACGCTAACGGTAATGTTGATGATCATGTTTACACTGCTGAAGAGATGCTTGATATTCGTGAGTCTATTGCTACTGACTCTTGGAACACGCTTGTTGAGAACATGCAGAAGCTAACTCTTGCTAGCGGCTATTTTGAACAATTAACGGATGCAGGTTTTTTACCGAAGTCTTAACCTGGCCCGGCAATCGTTCGTATCTGGTTAAGATAAAAACTGCTATCACTAATGGTATTCGCCCAGTCGCCATGTTGTTCCATGAACAGCCTGGCGACCCTTGGGTGCCATTTGATTTTATGCTTATAGAAGCATACCAAAACCTTCAAGATGAAACTTGTAATGAGTGCGGTAATCCTGTGTGGGTGTGCCGTAATGAAGAAGCCGGCAACGTTGGCTTTAAGGTTAAGGTTGGTAAATGTTTTGCTAAGGTTGAGTTAGATAAGTGGCTTGAAAAAGATTCTAAAAAGAATCGCAAGACTTATGGTGAGCTCCCTTACATTGTTGCTTACACGTATAATGGCGGCCCTATGCCTACTCGCATGTCTTACTTGAGATCTCTCATGGAAAAGGATAGTGTATAATACTTATATACGATTTATCTGATTTAGGAGAAAAGTGGCTGCTGAAGACTTTAATATTTCCATTGGCTTGGATACTAGTGCAGCCAATAGTGATCTAGCTAAATTTATTGCGGGCACAAGAAAAGCTGCCCGAGATGCCAGGAAAGAGCTGGCAAGTATTAAAGCCCCTAAGATAGAGTTGTCAAGCAACATTCAAAGTGAACTTAAAAAAGTTGAAGCTCTCGTATCTAAAATTAACAAAAAGAAAATTGAATTGGGCGATGCTGCTGGGAGTTCTAGGGCAGGTAAACCTACTAGACAGGCTGCCGCTGAGGCCGGGGGCAAAGTTAAGTCATCTAGTGCAGGTTCTTATGGTAAAGAAATAACCCGTCTTGAAAACCGAGTTACATATATTAAAAATCAATTAGCTTCTTTAGCTAAAATTGCTGATCCTACAGCGACAGACAAACTTAATGTGTCAGCTTTAGTGGCTGAATTAGCTCAAACTCAAAAAGCCATGAGGGCTGTCAAAGAAAACGCTGGAAACACTTTTGAGGAAATAGCCGACTTACAAAAACAACTTGCCAAAATTGTGGCAGATCCTTCTATAGCTAAAGCTATGGAGGAAGAAATAAGAATTGCTAAAAAGAATGTTGAAGCAAGAAAAGCTGCGGACAGTAAAAGAGCTCAGCTTCAAAAAATTATTGAAGAAAATGAACGTGGCAAGGATGTAGTTGACGCACAAAAGAAGCGTGTCAGTGAGTTAAAGCAGATGCGAGCAGAGTATGTTAAATCACATACAGCTATGCAAAGGGAAATTAATAGCACTAGAGCTGAGCTTGCTAAAACTACTGATGAGGCATCTAAGTCTCAGCTAAGTAAAAAGATTTCTATGCTAACTTCTGGTTTAAGAAAAGCTAATGAATACATTACTTTTTATAGTGAAGAAATTGAAGACCTTAGCTTTGCTAGCCGAAATAAAAATTTAGGTGTTAAAAAGGATCTGAAGAGACTTGGTGTAGCTGGTGGTCGACAAGCTATTTTGGGTAGCCCAAACGGAACTTCTGCAGACGCTGCTTTACTTCCTCGTTCTCTTTCTAAGCTTGATATTGGCGGTGAGCAATCAAGCCAACTTAAGTCTATTGCTAGCACTGTTGCAGATGCATTTATTAAAGCCGCTGAAGAAAGTGGCGTAACAGATCCTGCTAAAGCTGTAGGGCTTAACCCAGATCAATTAGCTGGAGCTTTAAAATCAATTTTCTTCTTGACTTTAGAAAAAATGTTGCCAAACAAAGTCACCCCTCAAGTTGTTGCAGAGATGCAGTCAAGCACTTTAGAGGGAAGAAAAAACGGAACAAATAATGCAGGCGGTATCGCGGTTGTGCTCGATGATGCACAGGCTACGGTAGAAGAACTTGCTGACGGTTTATCTGAAATTGAGGCTGAAGTTGCAGCCATGCTTGAAAAGTCAAGTGAAAACATTGACACAGCTAACGAGTCAAGTAGAAAAACTCGCGGCAGCAGGACTGATGCTAGCGCAACGCAAGAAATTACAAGAGCTGGAAGTCGCGATGCAACAGGTGAAGTAACTGATGCAGGAGAAGACAGAAGAAGAAACGTTAGAGATGCTAGCGAAGGCATCAAAGAAATCCTAGAGTTTTTTAGCTCAGGAAATGATATTAAAGATCGTCAAACAGGTCTTTGGCCTACAACAGTTGAGGCATCCACAAAACTTGCCGATGAAGGTAAACTTAAAGGTGGAGTTATTAATGCCGAAGAAGCTCAGCTCGCTTTTGAAGCAGCCGTGCTCGCATTCCAAGAAATCGAAAGAAGGCTGCAATCAGGCGAAGCTCAAGGTCTTGGCTTCTCAACCCTAGGCCCTGCTTCTATAGAAAAAGCAGGCATGCGTGGATTCTACATGTCAAGCGAAAGACGCAAGCCAAAGTTTGATGATGGCATGTCTGGTAGCAGAGAAGAAGAGCTTAGTGACTCTGAAGATTCTAAATCTACTCCTCTAAAAAGAGTTCCATTTTTTGAAAAAGGTTTAACACCTGAAGTTCAGGCAGATTTTGATCGTGGCTTTAGAGCTATGCTTAAAAAGTTTTTTACTGACGCAGGATCAACAATAGACCAAAGCCTTCTTGAAGCTATAAGAATGAAGGACGTTATAAGCAGTGGCCCTGTCGGAGGCTTTACTCAAAATGCTCCTGGCACTATAGCAGATTTAATTGTAAAAGAAATTAAAAGAATAAATTCTCAAAATGCTTCAACAGCTGATGTTGTTAGAACAAATGAAGATAAAATTAAAGGCGCTCTTGGAAATAATTTATCATCTCAAGCTTTAATTTCTGTGATTAGGCAAGTAACTGAAGGATATGTAAACCCACAGTTAGAGCAACAGCCTGATGCTGACCCAGGTTTTGTGCAGTATACTGCTGTTACTGAAAAAGCTGCAGCTGAAATTTTACAAACATTAAATGGTGCTTCTGATGGCCTTCTTGAAATTATAACAACTTATGCATTAATTTTAAAACAATCAAATGAATCAGGTGCAGTAACAACTAATGCTTTTGGTGACCCTAACTTAGGAACTGGTTACGGCTTAGCAGGTAATCCTGCTATCCCAGAAATGGCAAGATTATTTAACGCTGCACAAACTGGCAGATCAACTAAGTCTATTCCAGCTTTGGATGCGTCGGGCAATGCTGTGCCAGGTGTTGAAAGTTTAGTTGTAGAAAATCTGTTCTCTGGATTTAACGAAACAACAACTGATGTTACTAAAGCCGTAGTTCAACTTGCAAAAGAATTCCAAGCTATTTATGGTGGAACCCTTTCAGAACTTGGTGCAAAAAAAGGTATGTTTAACAGGGAGACAGGTCTCCCAGCCCAAGAGGGTGACACTGATGTTGTCGAGGCAACATTTGCGCAAGCTTTTGTAAAAAACACTCAAGGCTATATTAAAGAAATGTTACAGGCTGGAACAAAGTGGGTTTCAGGTGGTAAGGCAGATGCTTCGGATAAAGCTGGTGGAGCTGAAATTCCTTTAGCTGCAATTGAAAAGATTTTTGAAAAATTAAATGTTGCACCTGATGTTGGTTTGCTTGGTGGTGTTGATCTTGTTGAGTTACAAACAACAATAAAAGATTTGGCTTTAGGTACTACTGAGGTTTCTACTTCAAGAACTAATCTTTCAGCACAAGTTGTAGATGCTTTGAGAGAGGCCTTTCGCAAAGCTTCAACTGCTGAGGTAACTTCTTCTGGTAAAGTTTTGGCTCGCCCAGAAAATGCTATTGCAGAAAAGTATGGTAGACAAAGTTTGATTGCTGCGCCTAAGAAGTTAGGACAGAATAGAAGCGACAACGTTGAGCTTTCAAGACTTTTTGCAAATCAAGAAAATGCTGAGCGTGATGCTGCAAAGCAGACCCAAGCTGGACTTATTGCAGGTTTAGCTAAAGACGTTACTGCAATAGAGCAAGCCGGTGCAAATACCGCTATAGCTTTTATTGATGGCTATGAAGGTAAGATGGAAATTCAGTCTCCTTCAAAGAGAATGAAGAAGTCTGGTAAAGATACTGTTAAAGGTCTTGAAGAAGGACTGTTCCAAGGTTTAGAAAGCTTAGACTCTGCAGGTCGTGCACTTGCCTCTACTTTCCATGAGGGTTACACTGAGCAGGCTAAGGTTGATGCTGTTAACCGTATGCGTCAACTTCGTGAAGAAGGCAAACATGCAGAAGCTACGCTACTGCACAGATCTATGAAGATGCCACCTGTCCCTGGCGGACCTGTTGGCCCTGCAAAACCTACTGTGCCTGCACCTGCCACTGCTAGTGCTGCAGTTCTTTCTACCGAAGCACAGCTTATCGAGAGAAATGCGGTATTCTTAAGAGAACTCGGGATGCTCACTGAGGGTGTTGAAAATGCTGCAGATACTCTTATTGCTTTAGATATTGAAACCACTGGTCCTGTAAGTAAGGATGGCGGCCCTAATGTTAACCAAGTGTTTGGTTACTCTGTTGTTGCAGGTAATGGTGTAGCAAATAGGGATGCTGGTGCACTTCCTGGCACTGATGTTGTTACTCCTAGAATGCGCGGTATGGCTCACGGCATGGTTGTGCCACCGATTGGCAAGTTCAACACTGGTGCAGCTAGAGCTTTAGGTTTGATGGGTCCAGAGGGCGATGATTTTAGTGTAATTAAAAAGACTCTTATGGATAGAATTAAGGGTCTTGGTTATGGTAAGGAAAACACTCAGGGCGATGAAGAAACTTACATCAAGCAACTTGAGGATATTGCTTTTATTCTTAGAAAGATTTATGAAGAAGATATTCCTTTAGCTATTCACAGCTCATCTATGAGCGATATTTCTGGTTTGGGTAAAGAGTTTGCCCGCTATGGAATTACTGCTCCGACTGGTGCACAGCTTAGAGATAAGGGCCTTCTTGTTGAGACCCAACGTTTAGCTGAAATGGCTGGTGTTCCTGCTGGTAAAGATCAGAGAACTGTAGGTGCTATTTATAGTCGTTACACTGGTCAAACTATGGGTCCACAGCTTAGACCTGCTGGAAACGTTCCAACTATTAAGGACAGCGCTGCTGTAGCTCACGACCCTACAATTGATAGTGCAGGAACTTTAGTAAATGCTTTCACAATGAGGGCACTTAAAGAAAAAGCTGCTGGTAAAGAAATTGGTTTGTTTGGTGAAGCGCTAAGTTGGGCTGGTGCTACTTGGAAGCAAGTAAGCAGCGCTATTTGGGGTAACCGCCAGAGCAAGGGCGGCTCTGAGATGAAGAGCATGGAGAGGCAAGCTGATCCTGTAACAGGAAACTTGCAGCCAGTCTATACTCCTGGCGCAACAGGTAAGCGCCCTCGTAAAGATCCTGCAGTTGAGCTTTATGAAACAATGACTGAGGACTTGCCGCGCAAACCTGAGACTGATGCTCAGCAGGCTGCACAGGATCAGGCTACTGCGGCTCAGGAGGCTGCAAAGCTTAGAGATGATTTAGAGAAGGAACGTGCTAGACGTAGACGTTTGCAGGCTAATGCTGACTTGCAGTATGAGGCAGATAAGATTGAAGAGCTTGAGTCTATGCTTAAGCAGGCTTTGCTTGAAAAAGATATTCAACTTGGAAACGAAGGTCGAGGCAAGGGTAAGGATAGGGCTAACCGTCAGGCTCAGATTGACAAGCTTGCCGCAGATATTAAGAAAGCTAAGGCAGATAATCCTGCCGCAGCTGATGCGCTAGCTAGAAAGCTTGCTGCTAAAGGCGGGGTTGAGACAGATTTTGTTGCTGTGCGCCAAACCATCGCAAAGAGCGACCTAGAAAAAGACCTCGAAAAGAGGGCTAAAGAGGCTACTGCAAGGCTTGAAGCAGCGTCAGGTGAGACAAAGCCACAAGGCCAAGGTAAGGGCTCTGCTAGACGCCCAGGCAACCCTATTGCGGCACCTCTAGAGGAGCTGCTTGCTGCTGAAAAGAGAATTCAAGGTTCATTAAATAACCCTGACGCACAGTTAAGTCCACAGCTACGTAAGAGACTTGAAACTGTTATGAAAGCTATCCAGAAGAGTATCAAGGATGGTGCTGTTGGTAAGCTAACTGATTCAGAGATTGAAGTTTTTAAGGTTCCTGCAGGTGCAACTAAGGTTAAGGATCGTGTTGCAAGCAAGACCGACATGAACAAGCTTAAGAAAGAACTTGAAGTTAAGTTAAAGGAGGCTCAAGAAGCCGGCAACCAGTCTGCTATTGATTCCGTTACAGCAATGATTAAAGAGTTTGAAGAATCTCTAGCTAGAGGACCTGTAGGTAAATACAGAAACGGTAAAGATGCTTTTGCTATTCCAGAATCTTATAGACAGGGAACTGTAACTCCAGGTCAAAGACTTCCTAGCACTATAGCTGCTGGCGGTGGCATGAACCCTTCTAGAGTTGATCACGCTGCTAGACATGATCAAAAGATTGAGAAAGATCAGCTAGAAGCTAAGCAGTTCTCTGCGCAACTTCAGGGTCAGATGAAGGGCGAAATGCGTACCATGGCGGAAGTTGAAAAAGCTAACCGCAAGATGATGGATGGCTGGATTAGCTCTCGTTATGCTTTGTATGACGTCTCTAACACTTACCAACAATTCACACGTGTAATGCGTAGAGTTGGTATGGAAGTTAAGCAAGCCATCATGACTAACGCAATGTACGAAACTTCTTTCACTTCTGTTGAAAGATCTATGCAACCACTGCAAGATGAAATTGCAGGTATGCGTCAAGAAATCATTAAGCTTACTGCAGAACTACCTGTGGCTTTTGATGAGCTTTCTAGAGTAACAACTCTTGGTGCACAGATGGGTATTAAAGCTGATGGTATTACAAACTTTACTGAACAGGTAACAAAGTTCTCTGCTATTACAGGTTTGGCTTCTGACACTGTTGCACAAAAGTTTGGTCGCATCAGTCAGTTAGCTAAGGTTCCTTCAGAGGACTTTGACAAGCTTGGTTCTGCTGTAGCTTATGCAGGTATTAGTGCTGTTGCTACTGATGAGCAGATTCTTACATTAACAGAAAACATTGCAGCCGCTGCATCTAACTCTGGTTTTACTGCAGATAAAATTGTTGGTCTTGCTACAACTATGTCGTCTTTGGGTATTGCACCTGAACAGGCGCGTGGTGTTATTGTGCGTTTGTTCGGTGACATTAACCGTGCTGTTGAGGGTGGCGGAAAGCCTTTGGACGCTTACGCTGCTCAGCTTGGAATGACTGCTGATGCTACAAGAGAAATGTGGAAGAGCGACCCTGAAGGTTTCTTCAGAACAATGCTTAATGCTTTGGGTCAAAGCAAGAACATGACTACAGCTTTAGATGCTTTGAACATCACTGAGACACGTGAGGTTAACACTTTGCAGAGACTTGCAGAGAACATGGATGTTTATAACCAGTCTATGATGGATGCTCAAGAGTCTTACGCTAATGGAACTTTCTTGGGTGACGCTTACGCTAAGACTCAAGATAACATTGCAACTAAGATGACTCTTGTTGCTAACCAAGTTAAAATGTTGCAGGATGCTTTTGGTGAAGCTCTTGGCCCTGCACTTGACTTTGCCCTTGATGCTGTGCTAGGTATTTTGGATGGTTTAAATGCTGTTGCAAACAACCCTGTTGGAGCTTGGGCTATTCGTGTGGCTACAGGTTTGAGTGCCATGGTTGCAGCTTTTGTTGCTTACAGAATGATCAGCATGAAAGCTACTGCAAGCTTGCTTGCGTTTAGAACTGCACAAGTTAGCTTAGCTAAGATGGGGCAGTCTGAGACTGGCCTAAATGCTTTTAGAAAGATGATCACAGGTCAGGAAGTTTTGATTGTTCGTGCAAACGGTAGAGTTGAAGTTTCTAACAAGAAAGCTATTGAGTCATTTAAGAAACTTGGAATGATTAAAGAGGCTAAAGCAGGCACACCTGAATACGATGCGATTAGTGCTAACATGCAGCCTGGTCGTGGTGGCATGGATTCTATGGGAGAGTTTGGTGCTAGCGGTGCTGGGGCAAGACTAACTGACACTGAAAATGGTGATGGCTTAATTCAAACTTTGGATCACCAAGCAGCAGCTAAAAAGGGTTATGTTGATGAAACAATTAAATCTACTGCCGCAACTAAAGCTGAAGGTGCAGCTACTAGTGCAACTTCTGCAGCTAAGACTGCTGATGCTCTCGCAACTAAAGATCAGGCTGCAGCTATCGTTCAGCAGATGGGTATTAAGCAAGCTGCTATTAAGCTTAAAGAAAATGAAAACAGAGCTTTGCAGGCGGGTATCGCTGCAGGCAACGTTGACATAGCTCAAAGCCGTGCACAGATTGCAGCAAACAATGCAGAGATAGCTTCGCTAAATGGTGAAGTTGCTGCTCTTGAAAGAAGAAAGACAGCTATCCTTGCAGGTAACGCTGCAACCGCTGAGTCTGTTGTTGTAATGAACAAGGCTGGTGTTGCTGCAGGTAAGTTTGGTAAGGCGATGACTTTTGCTGGACCTGTTATGGCTGGTCTAACAATCGTGCTTGGCTTGGTTGCAATGATTGCAGAAAAGATGGATTCAGCTAAGGTTAACATTGAAGAAGCTGGTGGAGGTCTTGCATCATTTAGAGAGTCAATTTATAAAGATACTCAAGCTTTGCGAGAAGGTGGAGATGCATACTCAACTTATCAAAGCAAGGTAACAACTTCTACCACCGGATTTAACGAGTGGGCTTCTAGCCTTCAAAAAGCAACTGGCGCAACCATTGAAGCAGAAGGTGCTACAGCTGAAACAACTGAAAGCGTTAAAGAACAGACTCTTGCTTTAGGCAAAAACTCTGCTGAATGGCTTGCTAACGCAGCTATGCAGGATGAAGTTGTGCAGAACATGTTTAAAGAATACTTTGACAAAGATAAGGACCTTGCTGCTCTTGCTGAAAGTGCTGGCACTTCATTCCAATCTATTATTACAGCTGCACTTACTGTGCCTGGAAGTGGTGCAGTAGATTTTATTAATGACACGTTTAATGGAATTAAGATTGATCCGTCTATTGCAACTAAGGTTAAAGAAGACTTGCTTAACATTGCTAGAAGCTTGGATGCGACTACTCTTGCCGGTGTAGAAAACTCTAAGATCTGGAAGGCCTTGATTGGTAGCCTAGAGCAAACCGAAGAAACTGCTAACGGAACAAACACAGCACTAGAAAAGACTGCTGAAAGAATTTACACTCTAACAAATTATGTTAGCGACCTTAGTGGGCTGTTCAATGATGCGTTTAAGATTCGCTATGGACTAACTGAGTCAACCGATAAACTTACTACATCTTGGAAGGCTGTAGGTGACAGGCTGTCTGAAGCTAGAAAGCAGCTTGAAGCTATTAACCAAGAAATTGCTAGCATGGTTGCTGACAGGAATATTCTTGAATACCAGCTGAATATTGCTATAAAGTATGGTGACACTATTCGCGCAGATAAAATTCGTGCAGATATTGCTAAGGCTAATGCTGATATTGCTGAAAAGCAGGCAAGCCGTGCAGAGGCACAACAGAATGCTAGCACAAAGCTGACTGGAAATAGTGCTGGTGCTATACAGAACCGTGAGACTATGCGTGGAATGGTTGGTGACTATAATGCACAGATGGCAGAGCTTGCTAACCAATATCAGTCTACAACAAATATTGTTGATAGAAGGAGACTTAAAGAACAGGCTAAGCAGCTTACCGCAGATTTTAAAGCTAAAGCAACTAGCATGGGTTTCAGCGAGCAAGAGCTAAAGCCTTACCTAGAATCTTTTAAGGACATGCAAACTGTAATAGCTAAGCTTCCAAACAGGCTTACTTTGAAGGTTGTTGCGGATCCTGGTATGCGCGCTTGGCTAGAGTGGTGGGCTAATAATAAGGATAAAGATGGTACAGCAAATGTTACAGCGAATACTCCTGCCCCTGCTGGCACTAGCGGTGGTGGCGGTGGCGGTGGCGGTGGCGGCGGCGGCGGCACTGATCCTGCCGGTACTAATCCTGCGGGCACTTCTGGCACACAGGTTTCGTCAAGGATCACTAAGAAAGAACAGGCGGCGCTTGCAGGCTTAAACTCTGGTTCTACCAAAAATTCTCTTATTGGTGACAAGCTTGTAAAAGCTGACAGTGCAGATAGAGTGTTTAGAAGATTAAACGCAAAAGGTGGGTATCGATTTGATCGAGTACTAACAGCAAAAGATGTTAGCGCAGAAAAAGGTTTTAACGATAATGATAGGTCTGCATTCTTTACTGCTGAAAAAAATCGTTTAAGCCCAATGGAAAGAATGGCTCTTCTATCTCAAGTAGATAAAGATGCTCTTGCTCAAACAGAAAAAGCTTTACCACAATGGGTTTTAGATGGCATTAGCCTTTTAAAAACATCTAAAACCGCTTACAGCAGATACTATGGTGCTTGGAATACGGACACTATAGCTGATCGAATAGATGCTTACGAAGAAGCTGCAAAAAACCGTGGAGTTTCTAAAAATCCTGATGATTTTAAGACACTTATGAAACAAGATCAAGAAGTCATGAGGCCTTATAAACTTGCAATTCAAAATCTTACTGCAGAAGCTAAAGCAAAGGCTAAAGAGTTTATTGACATTAGAACTCTTTTAAATACAAATGGATTTAATGGAACAAATCTTAAAGGCTTACTAGGCGAAACATCTTTCAAGAAAACTTACGATAGCTTTGCTTCTGGTGGTCTAGTTAGAGGTCCCGGCACAGGTACAAGTGACAGCATTAACGCTAGACTATCTAACGGCGAGTTTGTGCAAAGACAAAAAGCTGTACAATACTATGGCCTAGACTTTATGAACTCTATCAACAGGCTTCAAATGCCTAGAATGTCATACAACGCTGGGTCTCAACAGGCTGGAAGAAATAATATTATGGTAGAATTATCTCCTAATGCAGTTATGCAACTAATGGCGATGTCTAACAGACCTATCAACCTTTACTCAGACGACAGACAAATTGCCACTAGCGCAAACAATGGCAACAGATTACTTGCAATGAGAGGGTCAAACTAATGGCTGTATATGATGGTAAAGTTTGGTTTGGTAACCAACGTTATGGCACTTGGATTAAAGCTCCCCTAGCTGACATGGATGCTAGCTCTACAGGGTTTCAGTCTGAGCAAAACTTTAGCAATGGTGGAAGCTTTATAAAGTCTTCTTTTGGTTCAGCTAGATCTTTCAGCATGTCTTGGAACGGTGACGTTAACGACCTTCAGGTTATTAAAAACTTTAAAGACGGCTTGTATGGTGGTGGACTTCTGTATTGGGAAGATCCGTTTGCTAAGAACATTCTTCCGCCACATTGGGCTGCACCTATGCTTACTGTGCGTGATTGGCCTAGCCTTATTTCTAGCGACAACAAACCTACTCCTATAACAGAGTCAACTTCAGGCAAAAACTTGCCTTACCAAAGTGCACAGTATGTTGTAACAAACACTGCGGAAACTTCTAGGTCTTTAACTATTCTTATTCCGGAAGAGCATGTCCTTAGACTTGGTTTTGTTTACTCTGCTACGGGCACAGCTAGCATTAAGGTTGTGCCAGTTCTAGCTTCTAACGGCCTTGATGCCACACACGTAACTTTAACACAACTAGCTTACAATACTTCTTCTATTTACGATATTAGCAACGGCACTTTTAGTAACGTAACTGGAGCAAGCCAAAAAGTTAAAGCTGTTAGAGTTTATATCTCTAAGTCGGATAATACTGCTTCAACTATAACTATTCGCGGTGGTATTGGTACATTATTTTTAGCTGATGGAGTTTCTGGGCATGGGCACGATCTTTGGGATTATGGTGTAGAATATGCAACTAACTGGAGTCCAGGTCAAGGGTTTACTGGCTGCGTAATGACAGAGCCACCTTCAATACAATACAATGGTATTGTTGGGGGGCAAAAGCTTGTTAAGGTTGGCGCAAAACTTAAAGAGGTTGAAGCATGGCTGTAGTTTTTAAAGCAAAAACTGGTTCCGCGCATGTGAGCGAGCTCGCTAATTACAGCGTAGTTGCAGAAACAGTTTCTACTGACGCGACAGACAGTGGTGGGTCTACTGGATCTATGGATGTGACCTTGCTTTCTTCAGATTCAACTATTGACAAGGATGGCAACAGGGTTAACAGGCCAGGCTACATGAGGGCAAGCGCGTTGCTAGGTCGTGAAGTTTCTTTAATAGACTCACCTATGTATTACAATGAATCAAAGTTTGATTACCAAAAGTCTACTAATGGTAGAGGATCTTTTCACGGAACCGTAAGCTCAATGAATGCTAGTGCAGGAGGCACAACTAGCTTTAGCGTAGATAGTTTGCTGTTTAAGTTTAACTGTGAAAAAACTGCTGAACCACACTTTGGGGCTACAGCTACACAAAAAACTGCTTTCATATATTACTGTAGCTTAGCTAATGTGGTTGTAGATCAAAACCTTATTAGCTCTGACTTTGACATTCCTGTAAACTATGCGGCTTGGAAGGGTAATGTTTGGGAGCACATTAAAATGTTTTGTGTAGCTAACAAGGCTGAAGTATTTGTTAACTATAGTGGGCAAATTGTTTTAAGAAAGATTAGACAAAACACTATTTCTGTCATGGAGAACAGCGGCGCTTCAATGAGCGTAAATCTTTTAGGCAACACTAGAGCTATTGAAATGTATCATTACGATAATTCTTGGGAGCAAGATGATGTAATATATTCTGCTGAAACAACTTTTCAACTTAATAGAGGCGAGCAACTTACTGAGCTTGTAGATGTAAGTTTTTCTACTACAGACGATAAGATTATCCAACCTGTGTGCGTCAAAGCAATTATGCCTTATCCTTTTGTTGGAGGTGTAAACCAATCTGTTTACACTGTTACTGACAACTTAAACTTTCCTGTAGAACCTGAGTGGTGGAATGATAGTGGTGGAAAAGTTTATGTCAGTGTGTCTAAGGAAAATCCTCTTCAACTTGAAATAAAGATTCAAGCACCCGATCAGGAAAACAGTGCGTATGTTGAGCCTTTTAAACTTGCAGAGTATGATACAGAATCTAGACCTGCCCTGTATATTTGTGGTGACGGTGTTAAGATAAACAAGAAACTTAGAACTATAGCTACTGGCGCTGATGAAACTTTTATTTCTAGGGACAGTAAGGCTACTGTAGACAATCCTTTTATTACAGATATTTCCTATCATTTATTGCAGTCTTCAGCTTATGCTACTGGCCCTACCGCTAGCGTTAGTTTGACAATAGGTAAGTCTGGTTTGCCTTACGAAATAAATGAAGTTGCTGGAGCAAGATTTAAGCACAAGAACGGTTACTATAGGGTAACTAACGCAAACATTTCAGATTCTGGCATAGGTTTAACAGGTAAAGCTGACACTACTTTTGATGATTTAACATTAGTGTATTCAGAAACTTTTGGTGAATACAATAGCACTGTAGCTTACAGCCCAAATAACTTTACTTCTTTTAACAATGACACTAGCAGGCCTTCAAATACTTTTGCAGGCTTTAACTTAGCTTATCCTGCTGAGACTTTCGAGCAAGTTGGAGAGTCTTACCTTGGGTTAAGCTTTTCGGACATGGCTTTTATGCCTCTAGGAGATAAGTTGGATCTATATGTCAACTAAACCTACATCTAATTCTCCTGCTGAAATGCAGAAGTGGTCTCGCTGGGTTGATAAGCAGCTTGATGAGCTTGGTGATGCAGCTATCCCTGCCATTAAGGCACAGCTTGATCGAATGAATGCTAATGATATTCGTTATCAACAAGAAATGGCTACTCTTCAATATCAGATCAAATATTTATCTGACGCTATTACAGCTACTACCACCACAGATTTCGCTGCGTTACAAACTTTGTTAAGAACTGGTGAGCCGATACAACAGGTCGTGGCCCCTCCTTCAGCACCAGCGGCTACTTCTGCTACGGTTGTTTTTACTGCTTCGGGTTCAGCTTCTTGGGCTGGGGCTAACCTTATTACGGGCACAGGTGAGTTTACTGACGCGAAGATGATGTATCAAGGCCCTGCTGCTGGCTCTCAAAAGACTGCTTCTTTTTGGTTTTCTGCGGCAGATCTTGCTAAGGTTGCAGATAAGACTATTACTTCTGCTTCAGTTTATGTGAAGAACAGGCATTTTTATTACAATGCTGGTGGCACAGTGAACTTTGGTACACACGCTAACCAAAGCGCACTTCGTCCTACTGCGCAAACTAATGCTTTTAACGTGGCCTTTAAATATGGTGAAGGTAAATATGTAGCACTTGACTCTACGGTGTATAATGGTATCAGCAGCGGATCTGTTAAAGGTTTTTCTATTGGTATTCTTGCCACGGACGACCCAGAGGATTACGCATACTTTGATGGCGCACTAAAGTCTTCACCACCAAAGCTTAAAATAACATACAACTTATAGGAGATGTAGATGTCTGAAACCCCAAATCTTAAAATTGTTGCACCTGATGCTTCTTCAGTGTTGGTGCCACTTCACGCACATTTTAAAGGTCTTGCTGACACTGTAGATCAAGCAATCACAGATCGCTTTCAGCTAAAAAATCTTTCCTTTGAAACTACTGCAGCAAGAGATCTTGTTTACACAGAAACCACTGGACTGCCAACCGCAGCGAACACAGGTAAACCAGCTTTGGTTGATGGTGACGTTTGCTATATAAGGGATAAAAAAAGATATTTTATTTGGAATGTTAATACTTCTGGAACCAACTCTTGGGCTCAGGTTCTTAAAAAATTTGTATTTTCAAACATTGCAAATAGAGACCTAATGCTAGCAGAAGACATAGCAACTGGGGATACTTGCTATGTTATTGATATTGGTGTTGAGTATGTTTGGAATGGATCATCTTGGGATGGTGGCGCATGGAAAGCCTGGACACCTACCGTAACTGGAACTTTAACTTTAGGAACTGGAGGCAGTGCATCATATGCATATAGCAAGCAGGGTAAAACTATTACTGTTAGAGGTAAGATAACTTTTGGCACAAGTCCTGCAATGTCTAGCGTAACGCTTTCCTTGCCTGTAAATGCGATCTCAGCATATAGCGCATCAAATGATGGTGGCGGATTACTTACGGCATCTAAGAGCGGAACCCTTTATGCTGGAGTGGTGAGAATATCATCTGGAACTACATTAATCCCATCATCCTATACCTCAGCAGGCTTAGGTGCTATTGCTACCATTTCAGGATCATCTTTTAATGCTAACGCTTTTGCTAGCGGAGATTACATTAGCTTCTCAGCAACCTATGAAGCTGCTTAAGAAAGGAATAACTAATGCCTACAACAACACCTTGGCTCGTAGCCTATCCTGATGCAAACTCTAATTTGACTCCACTTGAGAGCCATTTTCAGAATCTTGCAACAACAACAAACACTGCTATAACTGCAGTGCAAAATGAAATTGTAAACTCTGAAATTGATCCAATAAACAATAGGCTACAGCTTGATTTGAAGACAGGTCCTGCAGGGCCTAGCGGTTCTCCTACCGAGGGTTCAATGTATTGGGATCAAGGGTCAAATATTATGTACACCTATTCTAGGGGTGGCTGGGTTCAGTCTTGGCACGATATGGATTGGACTAACATTACAGTTAGCTCTGGTTTTGCTGCGATGTCTGGCAATACTCCTCAATATAAAATTATTGGTGGCGTTGTATATCTTAGAGGCGGGTTTGCTTCAACAGGGATTTCTGCAACAAACACACTTTACAATATTGGAACAATTCCAGCAGGCTTTAGGCCTACTGGCACGGTTGTCTATCCCGGGATGACCACTGCAAACACACCTGACGAAACAAAGATTACAGTATCAACTGCAGGAGTGTTAAGCATAAGCGTTTCAACTACGGGATCTAACTATTTTATTAGCGGTTCATACGCAATTTAAAGAAAGAAGAAAAATGACAGAAAAAATAGCAATTTATGTAGAACCATTCCCAAAAAACAAGCGTGGCGATGGCTTCAAGAACATGGCTTCATACAGAACTAACCCACACCGTGGCGTAGACTGGTCTGTTGCCGGAGGTTCAAAGATTAAGGCCATTACAGGCGGAACAGTTATGGAAGTTGGCGAGACTAAAGTCTTGGGTAACTACCTAATTCAATCTACTTACGATGGTTGCTTTATTCTTTACGCACACTTCCAAGTCCCATCAACTCTAAAGCAGGGTGACAAGGTTGAGGCTGGAAAGACTATCGTTGGTCTAGTTGGAACAACTGGAACAGCTTCAACTGGAAACCACCTACACGTTACATACGGTGTGAAGAAGAACCTGATCACAGCTGGTATGCCTGATCTGCGTGATCTATTCGCCGTACTCGATGCAGCACCTAAGAAGACTGTTGCAGCTAAGGTTGTGTCTGCTGTCAAAAAAGTTGTGCCAACTAAAGCTGCTAAGGCTACAGTAGTCCTTTCTGAGCCAGCAAAGCCTACTGCAACCAAAAAGTAGGCTAGTGTATAATAGGTAATGTATATTACTAAAGGGCGAGATTGGTATAAAATGCGTGAAAGAATTAACAAGATCGTTTCTATCATTGGTATGCTTGCTTGGCGTGGCTTTGGGGTGTTTCTATTTATCCTTGGTGGTGCCGCTGGTTCTGGTGCTGTCATTACTGGGAGCCCTCTAACAGGTATTCTTATTGCTTGGGTTACTTTGATGCTAGGTATCGTTGGTGCAGTAGGTTATGCTATTGCAGTAACAGGAACAGTAACTGCTAAGGATGTTGAAAAGGCTACTAAGGATGCGGTTCAAAAGCATGCTGAGGAAACGAAAAAGTAATGTCTGATCAGCAACCAGAATTGTATGTATCCCTTGGGCGACTTGAAGAGGGGATGCGTTTTGTTAGAGAATCGCAGGAGCGTATGGAACGTAAGATAGATGCACAAGATGCTCGTATTAATGAGATTGAGCTTGATGTTAAAGAACTTAAAACTCATAGAGCAAACAAAGCTAACTCTATTGCTATATGGATTTCTGTTATTGCAGTTTTGGTTTCGCTAGTCTCAAGTTTTCTACCGTAGGTAGAACTACCCGACAAAATAAAAAGCCCCCGATTGCTCGGGGGTTTTTTATTACTTCTTTTTCTTAGGATCTAAGTTTATTCTGTTAGTCCATGCTTGACCTGCGGATCCGCCCCAAGCGTCCCAAGCTACACGACCTGGGCTAGGGTAGCCTTCTTCTCCAGAGTTAAACCCTGTAGCTTTTTTGTCTACTGTGTGTCTAGCAAAGTATGATTTCATTCTTGCAACAGTGTCTCTGCTTACAGCTTGCCCAGAGGCTAGCTGTGAAGCTCTGCGTCTACCTACGCTAGTGAACCCGCTACCAGCTTTACCGTCAGAGATCCAACCTAGCGCTCTCTTAGCCGCGCTTTGCACACCTGCTGGTGGCTTGTAGGTTTCACCTGCAGCTTCAGTAACTCTTAGGCTAGTGTTTACTAGGCCCGGTGGAATAGCAGCAAATCTACATGCTCCACCTTCTTCAATGTCTTGCTCGATAGCGCTGCATTCAATGTCTTCACCTTCGCCCATGTGGAACACACAGTTGCCACACTTGACACCTATATCTAGGTTAGGGTTGTTTGCCGCATTGTCGTAGCCTGCGTTGATCGAGCTACCTTCAGACTGAAACTTTCCAGACTGCTCTACAATAGCTAGCATCGCATCCACCAGAGCTTTCTCATCACCTTCAACTTGTGCGTAAAGCTCTTGGCTAAATTCTTCAAATTTTTTCATCCGATATCCAATCTTGATTTCTTGTCGTTAGAGTAGAAACCATCTCCGTTGAACGTCACGCCACCAAAGGTAAACATCTTAAACAAAGATACCTTACATTCAGGGCAGTCCCTGATGGCAGGGTTGGCGTCCATCTTGTGTTCTTGCTCTATAATTATCTCACACTGTGGACATTTATAGTTGTAGTTAGGCATGTCTGTGCCTCCTTGGCTCTCGACAAGTGTAACATTCGGTATCGTCGCACACGTAGTCGCAGTGTACACAGCCTAAGAACTCATCACTGAGTTCGACAGCGTAACGCCCACAGCCACATACTACAGGAACCTCTACGAGGCTATCTGTTTCGCGGTCGTAGATTACTTGTGTTACCGTATAATCTGCTTGTCTTGGTGACGTTCCTCGGCTGTTACTACCCAGCTCGCCATCCCAGGTTTTGTTTCGTGACCTGAAAATTCTTTGAAATAGTGACTTCCGCCGTCTATTGTTGGACATTGAACCCATAGAGTGTTACCCCAATCTTCTTGTGCATCGTGGTGAAAGTGATGCGTAACTAGAACGTCAGACCCACCTACTGGGTGACGGTTTGCTGCCATTGTTTTGAACCAGTTGAATACTTTGTTGCGGACGCTACCTCCGGCTCCTCTGCCGTAGATGTCGCCATGTGTTACTCCGTAAGTCCAGCCAAGGATCTTGGTTGTTACGGACATTTCTTTTTCAGCTATTTCAAAGCTGACATGCTTGAATCTAGGGTCGTTTTTGCAGGCTAGTTCAGCCATCTCGAACACTAGCAGGTCATCATTGTCACCTATTTCGGTGCGGTTGCCTGTAATTCTGTGTTCACCGTGGTTTCCTGGGGCTACGACTATTCTGACGGTCTTGAAGTGTGGGGCTAGTGTGGCTATTCCGTGTAGGATTGCGGCTACTGTGCCTCTGACTTGTTCGCGACGGTTTCTGTCGATCCCATAGGACTGGTTAGGGTAGATTACACAGCCTTCAACCATGTCTCCACCGCCAATAATTACTAGCTCATCTAGTTTACGCCCGATAAGTCTGAGCTCTTCTACGCGCCTTACAGCACCTTTAAAAGCGGCGTCTAGGCGAAGCACAAGAGCTTCAGTGCCACCGCCCTCACTCTTACCTAACTGCCAGTCAGCCCAATCGAGCACAAAAGTAGACTCAACAGCACCCTTAGGAGCAGGCTTTATTGCAGGCTTAGAGGCAATAGATTTCAGGATGTCAAATACTTCAGCCTGATCTAAAACATCGCCTGCAGTCTTCTTTTTAACAGCAAATAGGTATGAGTGTTTCCAGCGCATAGCTTGGTTGTCTCTATCCCAATACTGTTTGTGGCTTTCACGCAAGACTTTATCAATCTCAACCTGTTCAGGGTTGTGACCAAACATTTTAAGCACTTGTTCATGGCTCATACCTGTTAGTTCAGAAGTCAACACTCCAGTGTTAAATGTTCCGGAAGATCCAACCCAATCTAAAGACTGAAACTGATCTTTACTGTCAGTAGATATAGCTTTACCAGCGCACTTGTTCCGGTGGTTGTTCACAGTAGTCCTGCCTACATCATACATAGAAGCTATCTTTCTGCTTGAAGAAGTAGCGAGCATTAACTCTAATTGTTCGTCAGGCAGTAAATCACAAACCTTACATTTCATCGGTCGACCATCCTTTTCTTAGTGTCGGCATGTGCCGATTGTTTCTCAAATAAATAATACCATGCCTTATAGCATCGTTAGCGTGGCCAAGACCAGGTTTGTGCAGGCCAAGAACTTTAAGTCTACTGTCGTCGCACAAATGTTTTTGTGATGGAGACTGATAGATTAACTCTGTTGGGTGTTCTAAGGCTTCTAGCGCACCAATAATGTAGACAGGTGAAAGGTCAGGAAACTTCACTGAGGTTCTTAAAGTAAAGTTTTCACACACAATAAAATCCCAAGCCCACACTTTAGCATTGTCTTTATGCCAAGCAATCATTCCTGCAAGTCCATTAGGAACTTGCTCAAAATGTTTTAACTCAGCTTCAGTTTCATCAGTGTAATCTATGATAGCCAGACCAGTCTTACCCCCTGGATCTAAAGACAAGATTCTCATCTTTTGTACACCTCTTTACGCATGTGTACAGCCCACGGTAATTCCTTGTAAGCACTAGATTCTACATACTGAAAACATTCTCTAGCTAGCTGGTCTCTGTCACCCATAGAGTATCTTCTGTAGTGATAGTGCACGGCTTCAGTATCTTTGATTACATTCTCAAACAAAGACTTCTTATTGAATAAACTAACTACACTCATTTTGCTCCAAAATGTTTACTGATTGTAGACTGAGCCACACCGGTTAGCTTAGATATCATGCCCTGAGATGTACCCTCAATCAAAACTCTCTCAATAATCTGATACTTTATCTGATCATTGTGTTTACCGTAAAGTATTTCCCTAATGTCTTCTAAAGAGTCTGGGTTTAAGTTACCGCCAGACTTAGAAGACTTTTGAGTGTAGCCACTGATGGTGGTGTAGCTCAGTCTACCCCTGCAAATAGCTTGCATTTGTCGATTAGAAAAGACATTGTATTCCGCAAGATCTTGTATCCTCCAAACTAGCAGTTCTTTCTCCATCCCTTGCGCGTTATCTCTAATAAAAATTGCTAGGTTAATTGCCTGCAATTGATGTGTTGCATTAATTGTCATTTAGTTACCTCCAAATAGGTTCTCATATTTTCTACCTTAACTACGATTCTTGCCTGAGACTTTAATGCATCAATCATCTCATCAAATTCACGCTTACGCTTGTTACCAAACTTCTTGTATGCATCTTCATACTTCATGCGCCCACCTTTAGATGAAAGCAACAGCTCCAGCTGGTCAACTTCTCTCTGCCATTCAGATGCTGAGATAGCACCAGCCATGCGCACAAGATTACGGAACCACTGCTCCGCATAGTGCACAGCAATAAGTACATGCTTTGTTTCTACTTCATCAGACTTGTCATACATAGCTAGTAGCACTGCACACTTCCAGATAGATAGTGCTAGACGCTGACGTGCTGGCTCAATAGATTCTTCGTTGTGGTGACCTTTGCTGTAGTTACCCATGTCCCACTTGAAAGTGTTAAATCTAGCTAAAGCTTCATCAGTCATTCTTACAGGCCTAGGAAACGGTGCGCCTTTCTTCTGCCAATACAGAGTGCTGTCATATAGTGAGCGCACGATAGCTTCCATCTCGTCGTCTTGCTTAACAACTTCTTGCTCGTTAGACTGCTCGATAGCCTCACTCTCATAAGTTCTCTCTGGCGTGTCGGCAATCACATAAACGAAACGAGCAAGGAAACCACTGCGGAAATAATCTACAGTCAAAATCTCTGCAACCTTACTAGTGATACCCATCAAGTACATGATAAAGTTTGTTTCAGCTCGCTCAGACTGCACTGCTTTAACAGATGATGTTGCGCCAGTAGCACGAATAATAACCGGCACATGCCCATCATAAAGCTCTGTAAACTGATCTGCAGCAGCAGCCATATAAGTCTTAGTCACAAACTCCTTGAACATACCCTGGACTTCATCTCGGTGGAACAAAGAAGTTAACTTATCTCTACCAGACAAGTGCTTTACAAGGGCTTCAGCAGTTACGTTAGAACCAATGTCAATCTGGTAGCCAGCATATCTTTCAAAAGATCTCAGCATACGCAACATCAGCTGGCGGCTAGTAGACTTACGTGAAAGAGTTGTCTCACCCAATAGCATAAACCAAACATTCAAACCAAGCTTGCCATACTTAGGCGTAGCATATCCGATGTCAGAAAAACAAGAAGACAGTAGCGTAAACGCACTGGCTATCTGATACTCTACAGCACCATCAGTTTTCTTTTTAGCCCAGTCAACATACTTGTCAATAAAAGTTGGGTAACTCTCAACGACCTTGCGCTCATCATCAGTCAGCAAAGACACAACAACATCCTGAACCTGTGGCTCATCTTCAACTTCGTTAACAACAATACTTACAGTAGGATTAACTTGAAATGTTTGCTGTGCCCTAAGAACTTCACGCCACAAATCACCGTCAGGGTCAGCCCTGCGTGGACGATCAGGTCTAATATACTTGTTACATCTAGAAGCTTTAGCAACAGCAAAAACTTCATCAGCATTCAAACCTTGACGGAACAACTCCAGTTCAAGTTTCCAAAGCATCTTGCTATAGTCTGCGTTAGGTCCAGGGATATCGCTGAACAAAGAAAGAATCTCAGGGTTGCTCTTAATCTTCATGAGCACACCATAAACTTCAGGAGTAATCTCGGGTTTAGGTGCAGTAGATAAATCTAAAACCTTATCAACTTCAACATCCTTGTAAACAGATTCAATTTCTTCAATCTTATAAACTAAACCATTAGTGGTAGCCTCAACCATCTGACTGTCACCATACTTAGTGTTACGGGTTTGTGGGATGCGCAAAAGCTTTGTAGGGTTCCAGCCGGAAAGATCACAGCCCTGATCCTTGTGTGCGTAAGCGATACGCTTAGCAAGCAGGGCTACACGCTGAGGGTCGGCCTCCTTATCTAGCACCCAATACGCATGCCAGCGACCCTCAGAAGTTTTAACACTAACAGTCGGTGCAAGCCTAAAGTTCTTAGGGTCACAAGTATCTGCATCAGCATAAACAGCTGAGACAGTCTTAGCGTTCTCACGGATACGACGTTGCTCATGAAAAAGAATAGGGGAAAAATATACATCGTTACCAGAACGGTTAGACGCGTACTCACACATCTCTTCCATCTCATCTGGGTAGCTAAAAAACTTTTGCACAGTTGGTTGGCCTGCATTATCTTTAGTTACAACAGTTGCATATCCTGAGCCTGTGCCTAGCACTAGTTCAAGAAAACTTTTAATATCCATTTGCTACCTCCATTTATTCTCCTTATTGGTGCCCCGGTCGAGAATCGAACTCGAACTGTATCAGACAAAGGAGTTAAACCTGATACTCCGCCAGTAGGGGCTTGTGAGCAGTTTTAAACCATGCTCAGGGTTGCCCATTACTACCAAATACCGCCAGTAGATGTTGGTGTTGCGCCCATTGACCTTAGAACTGCATCAACGTTACCGCTTGTTGCCGAAGTGAAACCGCCAACATTGTTTTCGTCCTCACCCGACATTGAGTTTGGGACTACAGTAACTTTAGCTCCGATTGCTTTACCCAAAAGTTCTTGGATCTCCGGAACCTGGAAGTTACCAGCTTTCATGTCGTAACCCAAAGCAGTGAAGAACGCCTGAGTTTTCCAGAAAGCCTTACCTGTGTACAGTGGAATGTAAGTAAACAGACGACGGTTAGCATACTCCTCACCGTCAGCAACCTTTAGCTGAACTTTCAGCTGTGGCTTACCTGCGTTTTCCCCACTCTTAACTTCGGTTAGTTCCGCAGAAAAGATAGTGGTTGAATATGTACCCTTAGGTAGAGCCTCGTAAGACCCTGTGTTTTGCTCTGTCAAGTCTCCGCTTGAAATGTTAATGATTGTCATTATTTGTTACCTCCTATAGTTTTGATTTCATCGATGATTTTTTTGATGCTTGGTGCATACATTTTTGGTGCAAGACCGAAACGATTACCAGTAACGAGTCGATCTGAGGACTGCAAGTATAGCACACGTTGCATGCCGTCCTCGGTTTTTTCACTGGTTAGATAACCAATGATGTCAGGGATAGCTGGTAGCGTACCCTTAGATGAGCCAGGGAGCATTGGAATAGTTTTAACTGCGCCAGTGTTCTCGTCTTTCTCATCCTGTGCGTGAGTAACAATGATTGATAGGAACGGTGCTCCATGGAATGCACGAATAAAATCATTCGTCCAGTTCTTAAGATCACCCCAACGACCAAACTTGTTGTTTTTGTTCTCAGGCTTTTCGCCAAAGAACTTTTCTGCTCTATCCATGCAGACACCAAGTGTGTCGACAACAACTGTCTTGTACTTGTGTGGCTGTGAAGTTAGAGTGGTGATGATTGCCTGAAACTTTTCGTGTGTATCAGCTTCAACAACATCAACATCTTTCCAGTCTCTAGCGATAGCTGAAGAGCCACCCTCGGTATCGATTACTAGAACTGGTGACAGCTCCGCAATCTCAGCGGCTGATGCCGCAAACCAAGACTTACCACGCTTAGGGTCACCATAAACTAGGATCGTTTTAGGCGTGTTTAGTGCTTGTGCTTTTTTAATGTGAGCCTCGAAAGGCAGTGCTGGGAAATTACTCATTGGACCTCCTTAGTGTCGTATATAGAGTATACCATATTCAATCGTACTTTGTGTACGATTATTTTACTTGTTCGCCATCGGCGAATAAGACTTTGATCGATCGATACAAGCCATAGATGGCACCAAGGATAACCCCAGTGCCAAGTACAGCAATAGCCGAACGATGAGTAGAGTCCTCAATCTCTTTGACAAGAGTTAAGAACACTGAGCCCAAGAAAATTTTCCATAAAGCTCTTGGAACAATTACAAACATAAAGAATCTTTTAGCGAACTCCGGTGGGATCATTCTGCGTCCAACACTTTACAGTTGAAACACTCTGGGTCTCTAGGGAAGTCTTCAAGATCTCTGTCGCCAGAAACCTCAAGCCAGATACGTTCTAACCTGTCCCACATAGACTGTGCAAACTCTTCATCATAAGCGAATGTGTAAGTCCAGATGTCTGGGTCATAAGTTCCGTCACGATTAATGAACACTAATGAACAAGCGTCAATCTCTGTGCCAGCTTTGTTCAAGCCGTAAGCATAAATCTGTGACTGAGCATAATACTTCTTGAGAGAATACTTTGCTTCAGCCGCAACCTTAGTGTCTTTAGCGATACCATCAATGACAGCCTGCAACTGCTTAGACTTATCACGCTTGCTAGTCTTCCAGTCAATCAGATGCTTGCCATCAACAAGCACAAGGTCTGGCTTAGACTTGATTAGACCATAGCCTTGCAGTTCACCAATAACAATGCTCTGCTCAACAACAGCTGAACCAAACTCCGGAAACTCTGCAAGGTCAACCCTAGGAATACGAGCCTCCAAAAATTCATGTGTTGCTGTACCAATCTTAGCTCCAAGAAAATACTTGAACTCACCTGAACCCTGACCCACAAGCTTTTTAGCTAAATGGTATTCACAGGGGTCAGAAAAATCTGAAGCCCCAACTTTCTTCTGCTGATCTCTTTCACTCTCCTGCTTAAATAAACCGAGAGTCATTTCCTTAATTCTTGAATCTGCTATCATATATTTTCCTCCTCATAACTAAATAAATCATTATCGTCTGCACTAAAGTTGACCCCACCCCAAATACCATGCTTCTCATCGTTTGCAACAGCAAAGTCATAACATAATTTGAGCAGAGGACAACCATAGCACAGTTCCTCACATTCGTCAACAGTTAATAACCGGTGTGTCTTTCCTGCCCCAGGGACATCAAAGCCACGGCCATCATAATCTGTGTACCAGTAAGAATTGTTGTAGCATCTCGGGTAAACACCCTCGTCTGCCATGTCTGACATCTTACTGTAAAGCAACCTTTGCGGAACTACGGCCTCAGACTTAATCCCCATATGGTCATAAGTGTATTCATCAACCTTATAACTACCGCTTTTTCTTTTGGTTCTGCCCATCGTATCAGTTGCTCTTCTTAAATGCAAGTCGAGCAATCTCTTCGGACGCAAGCAGAACTGCAACCGGTGCGCTGGCTGTAATAAGCACACCGACCCAAGCGCGATAGTCTGTAAGGTTACCATCCCAGAAAGCTAGCGTGTGGCTTATGTTAGCAATCACAGAGATCGAAGCGAAACCTACAAGCCCTCCAAGAGTTCTCCAAACAGATTCACCTCTAGCCTTGAACACAATCAAAGCAATCGTGTAAGCAAGGATAGCTGCATCAATAAACAAGGCCGGAAGCCACTGCAAAATTACTGGCAGACCAGTCCACGCAGACACCTCATAAATGCCTGTAAATGACACAGCAAACGAAGAAACCATCAGCAGAGTAACCAACGCCACCGCTGTAACAAGCACAGGTCTAGCGTCAGGATCTAGCCTAGAAGACTGGTCTTTAACTTCTTCACCTAAAACAACTTCAATTTCATCTTTCATTTCTAACTCCTCAAACTCATGTTTAACTTCATTATATTTATATACAGCTTCAAAACCTGTAACTTCATTCCTATCCATCTACCATCTCCCTTATCCTAACAAGAATTGGATCTAACTTACCATCATCGACTAAAGAAATATAATCTTTCAGCTTAGACAGAATTAGTTTAGCTCTCTCTGATTCAACATGCTCAGCATATTCTTTTGGAGAGTAAGTTGGAGGATTCAACATCTGTTCAATCTTCCACTGGTTGTAATCTTCAAGTTGCTGGATGTCGATAGAAGTTTTGAAAACCTCTATCTCACCAGTCTCCTCATTTATAATCTCATACTCAGACATTATAGATCCACCCAGTTCATGTGTCCACAAGACTCACACTCAGCTTCAGCTTCTTCATCGCGTCTACCAACAACAACCTCAACAGATTTGTTGTAGCTGTCGCATTCACTGCAATCAAAGTCAACTTGTCTAGACACCTCATCGTCCCAAGGTGTAGCTAACTTCCAGCTATCATAATCACTCATTAGGCCACTCCTCATCCAGCACCATCAACGCAATGATCGCGTAGTTAGCTAAGTCCAAGAAAGAATCCTTTAAGCTTTCATTCTCAGGATCTTTATTGTTATCATACAAATGATTGATACGAGCCATCTTGTCCCACATCCTAACCCTCAAACCATTCACAGGCCCACCAGGTGCGCCAGCAATATTCTTAGGTCCGTAATCTTTATGTTTCTTAAGCAACAAAGCCTCAGCCTCATCAAATTTTCTTGCTAAATCCGCTTCAAATTTACTCATCTTCATCTCTCCTATCTGTAATCTTCGCTAGAAAAGCTAGCAAAGCAAATCCTATTATAACCAATAAAACATTTATTGTCAACTCCATTTATACCTCTCTTTCTATTATATTTTGTAACAGCATTCTCAATGCCATCTCTGCCTGCTGAGGAACAACACCGTTGCCGCAAGCCCTCAACTGATCATTACGCCTAACCCCGATATCTTCGGCAGTCAGCCAACCTTTAGGCAAACCCATCATCCACTCAGCAAACTCTGCATTCAATCTTAACTTGCTATTTTTCCCATCAACCTTTGTTGGTGCAGGGGCTGGGCGTGTCAAACTTTCCCAGCGTTCAATCGCAGAAGCAAACCTACCCCAATTATTTTCAGAAAGAAAAGTTACCTCAGCATTCAAAGGTAAAGTGTTACGCTCAAACTGACTAGGCCCACCATTATTTTTCCCATCCTGAGTTGTAACCGTTGGTAGCATTACTAGGGTAGGCGACGATAAACATTCTGAACCTTCCATGAGGAGCTCCGGCGTCGGAAGCTCGTAAACCACACCACCTTGCATCATACCCGAGGTCGGCCAGCGACCCGAGAACGGCTTGGATGGCTGTAAAATTAGGTCTTCCTCCCCAATCATCCAAATCTTCTTGACTGTATTCCATTCCGTTATCTGCTTTAGCACTCAATAAACCCCTTACATTCTCAATCACAACCAACTTTGGTTGCAACTCCTCAATAGCCCTGGCAAACTCAAGCCAAAGCCCCGATCTTGTTCCTTCTTTTAGACCTGCCCTTTTACCTGCCAACGATAAATCCTGACAAGGAAAACCACCAGTCAAAATATCTACTGGCTCAACCTTTGTAAAATCTACTTTTGACACATCTCCATAGTTAGGCACATCAGGGAAATTCTTTTCAAGAATTTTTGATGGAGCCTCTTGTAATTCACAATGCCAAGCAATCTCTGCCTGCAAAACATTTAGCACAGCTAAATCCAAACCACCATAGCCACTAAATAAACTGCCCACACGCAATTTAGTCACTATACCTCCTAATACCAGTTATGTTTCACCGAATGTTGCCACGCACCACAAGGAGTCTTGTGTTTACTGCGCTTTATGTAAGACAAACCCCAAGTGATCTGTGTCCTAGGGTTAGTCTTCCAATCCTTACCGCCACCAGCCCACTCATGGCGCATCTTTTCTGCAGGCCACGCCTGTGGGATACCATAAGCACCAGAGCTCTTGTTGTGTGCGTTCCAACGCCAGTTAGATTCCTTCTTCCACAAACGATACAAACAATTGTATTGATCCATGTTCCAACCATACTTTTCAATTTGGTTTAGAACAAAAACCCGAATATTCGATTTCTGCCGAAAAATTTTTTCCTGTTTTTTTTGAAAATCAGAAATTAGTTTAGCCCTGAAATCATATTGCTTCACAACAGTTGGAACAAAAGTCTTACCTTGACTCAAACTCTCACTTCCATTGAAAGTTAGAAAACTAGTCAACAAAACTAAAGAAACAGCTTTTCGATTCAAAACGCACCTACTATCCCTTGCTACGCAAGCTAGTATTCATAGCCAACTGTTCTCTAACCAGCTTAGAAAGTTGACCCTCATCATAAGTGTCCTCTGCAATAATTTCATAAGAAATTACTGAGCCCTTTTGACCCTGCCTATCTAGTCTACCAGAAGCTTGCTCATTCAGCAACCTATTATCGTCCTTAGAAAGCCAAACAACAGTAGAACAAGCCTCCTGCAAGCCATCAGTGCCCTCACCAATCGCCGAAATCACAGCAACAATAAACTGGATCTTACCTGCAATAAAATCCTCCAGATAGCCGTCCCGAACCTTTTGAGACACTGCACCACTCCACTCAACAGCAACAAAACCAGCTTTTTGAAGACGATTCACAGTAACCCGAGCAAACTTTTGGCTATGCGTCAAAACAAGCATAGATTCACCATCAGGGCTGTCAGAAATAATCTCAAACAACTCATCCAACTTAGAAGACCTACAATCATCCGCAAAATCGACTGTACCATCATCATTTAGAGTAGGAACACCCAAAGTGATCTGACGTAACCTAACGCGCATAGCAACAGGAACCTCCACCACTAGAGGGTTCTCTCCAAGCCAAACCAAAAGATTCTTTTCAAGTTGCTTATAGATACGCTTCTGCTCAGCAGACAACTGAACTGTTCTCTGCTCAAAAGTAACTGCAGGCAACTCGCTGTCAATACCTTTAGGGTGCAAAGCACAACACTGCTCACGCTTTAGATGTCTCACATAGCAAGGAATGCTCTTTACAATCATTCCAGGGCTTTTCTCACCATCAGGTTGCTTACCAGCAAAAAAATCCATCTTAGTAGACATATACTTATCTACCCAAGACCAGTAAGATCTTCCAGCAACATCAGGGTAAACCCAACGAATAATACTGTAAAAACCCTCCACACGGTTACCAGCAATAGTTCCAGACATCGCCAACTTACCTTTAGCCTTTAGGCTATGCAAAGCAATAGCAGTTTTGCTTTTACGATTAGACGCACGATGAGCCTCATCAAAAACAGCAAAATCTACTGGCACAGTGCCCCAATACATCTTCCTGAAAAACTCTGGACTAATAATATACCAGCCAGCAACACCATTCTTCAAGTCCATATATGCGCGCTTACCATCTACTGTCGAAGAGATGTAACTAACCTTAGCGTCAGGTATCTGACGCAAAATAGTTTTCTCCCAAGCCCTCTTGTGCGTACCCTTAGGGGCAATCACAAGATTGGTGGAGAACGCTAAACGCCTAGAAACTTCAACCGCAATCAAAGTTTTTCCTCCACCAACCTGCGTAGCAATAATGCCACTACCAGAATTAGAAACAATCAAACTAATATCTTTCTCCTGATAGCTGTAAGGCCTCAACGGAGAATCAGACATCAGTCTCCCATTCGTAATCAGAGAACATCACCCTAATACTAGAGAACAAGTCTTCAACATTGTCCTCAAAAATAGGTGTCTCAATGTCAGGTCCATCAAAATACACTTCATAGTCAGTGTCGTCAATTGGATTCAAATAAATCCAAACAACACCCTGCCCAAGCGTATCGTCAACCTTGTTTTGCAGAATTATAAGATCTTCCTTGACATCATCATAGTCAACAAAAGGCTCATTTTTCCCACTACTATCTTCTTCATAAGCAAACCACATAAACTCTCCTCTATTACAAATAATAACCTCCTAATAACCAGCCCAATAATTGGCGGAAATACCAATGTTAGAACCATGTTCGTGGAGCTTTGATTCCCTGCCCTGCTTTTTTAGGTGCAATAAAAATATTGGCAACAAAAGCCACATCGGCGAAAGAATCAAAGCCCACACAACAAAATTCCACAAAACTATCTACCATCCAAAACTTCTTGAGCCAGACCATTCATGTATATCTGTGGAATAACAAACTCGTCTCCAGAAACATAAACTATGTCCCCATCAGACAAATCAACTTCAGCAACCCCTGAGAGCCCCTGAAGTCCAAGATTCTTGATAGACAAACTCCAGCGATTAGCCGAAATCTGAATTAGAACCCATTTGCCGTTACCACTAGATACAGATTGTTCAGGAACCTCAGTCAAAGCCAAGATCTCTTGAACAGTCGCATAATTGCTAGTGCCGATTGCCTTACCTAACTGTGTGCGTGGCACACCAGCCTCACAGGCAAGCCTAAGAGCCATGTCTCGTTCCGTTTTGTAACTAGACAGTCTCTCGGCTAACTCCTGCTTCAGCTGAGCCTCAATCGTCGCCTTAGCAATAGTGTAAGCCAAATGTTTTTCAGACAAGGCATCCAAACTGGCTTTAGCATGTGGCGATAATCGAGTCATAGTTATACCGCCAACGCACCCTCAGCCGAAGCCAAGAGAACCTCATTGTCGCTTTCCAAAACAAGCAAAACCTTGCTGTCAGCATATTCGCTGAGCAACGCATTCAGATTGTTGATAGATGGAAATACGTCAGACTCCAAGATTACCTTAGCCACAAAAAAGCCTGTATTAGCCGACTGACTAATCTCTGTGCCGATAACCTTATAGTCGCCAAGATCATTGAAAAAGGCAGACGGAACTTCGTGTGTGAAAGGCGACGCAACCTGGGTTACCATATCGACTTCACCATTTACTACTAGAGTTGATTTATTCATTTGTTTCCTCCATTATCTGCAAGCATAAAGCTTGCGGTTTACCATCCAAACATTTTGTCTGGATGAAAATCATACCACACTTTCTTATATTCCACAATATCGACAAGTGCATTTGTGAACTCTTTTGCCATTCGCTGACACACGGACAACCTCGAACGAGAGCAATTCAATCTCCACGCTGACACCAGACGCGCTACCGTTGTTCCATTCACGCATAATCAGATTGCCCACCACATCGATGTGATCGCCCTTACCGACCTGCGCCATAAGTTTCACAGCCAAGTTATCGAAAGCCACCACAGTGAACCAATTGTTGTGTGGCGTGTTTCTGCTAGTTTCCGTGCCCTCGGCAATCCGGAAACTTGTAATAGCGACACCCTCTGAAGTTACCATGTGTCTAGGTGTAGTTGCAATAATAGCGTTGTTTGAAATAATATTTGTCATATTTCCTCCTTAGGAATAGTTATGGTCACAGTCAGGAGCTCCACACTCAGGACAGATTTGTTTTTCACAGTTGTAACACATTTCATACTTATCTAGCATAGCCTGTGTAGTGGGCTCATCGCAATGCGGACAATAAAGGCTCATGCGTTTGCCTTAGCCCAACACTCGTCACAGTGCGCAGGCATGTCGTCAGAGCCACCAGACTCGTAAGGTGTCAATTGTTTACAGCCATCACAAATATATGTGCATTCGATACAACTGTATTTGTAGGGCTTGCTGATAGGCATAACATAGCAGTAACTACATACTTCTACCCAGCTCAACTCTTTTTCATTCTCCATTATCGGTCTCCTTGTCGTCAAATAGCCCTTCTTTATAATCTTTCATAATGTTGGCTAGTAATTCGTCTATGAAATTATTAGCCCTACCCTCTATCTCGTCAGCAATTGCTTCCCACTGACTATCGGTAATTTCACTCTCAACCCAAAGTTCGAACTCTGGCTTAGTAATAGGGTCAATCTTTACAACTTTATTCATTGTCGGTCTCCTTTGTTTCGTCGTGTACACATTCACAATACCATGTTTTATCGTAATACACAATCTTTGGTTTACAGTTTTCGTGATGTCCTGTCATACAGAACCCACACTTACGCATTATCCTCACATTCGCAACAGAACTCCAACTCGCAATCTTGGCAGAACGCAAGGTGAGCAGAACTATCGGTGTGTGCTAGGTTTTCGTGTTCGCATACTTCGTTGTGGTGCGTCTGCTCGGTGTACGCCTCTTTCATAAGCCCCATACTAGCCCTCCCAACTAATAACTTCAGAATACCTGTGCATAACATAAGCAAGAATGGCCTCTAGTTCAACACTAGGAATCAGACCCTCAAAGCGTTCCCGAATAAGATCAGGTGAAACCCCGACCAGATAGTCTGACGCAATCTTACTGTAATACAAGTCATTGAAAGCAGGCATTTTATCTTCCAACTCTGCAGGCTCAGTAATAATCTCATTACTTTCAGGCTTGTTCTTGAACGCAGGCAAATCATCTAAACCGATGTCACCGTTGTTTACCATACGTAACATCTCGTCAGCCTCTTGTAGACTGTCAGCCTTGAAATAGCCTTTGTGTGTAAATACTTCTGAATACCAGAATGAATAAGTGTTTGACATTGTGTGTCCTCCTTTGATTGGTTATAGTCTAAGTCTAATGGATTCAAACCGTTTGTCAAGTCCAAAACCCAAAATTCCCAAACTTTTTTTGGAATCAAATATGACATAAGCTGTCATATTCAACCACCACTATACCATACTACATGACAAAATACTATTCTAAAAGGAAAAAAAAACACTATTTTTTTTCCTAAAAAATGTTGGAAAACACTTGCGGCCAACACCAAAAGATGGTAGAATACCCCCCAAAAGATCGTTTTCCCACCATATTCAATCGACAAACCCCCAAAAACCAAAGTCTCCTATATGTAGTATATATATATTATAATAATATATATACATATAACAAGACCTAACAGGCAAAACAAAAAACGCGCATATCCAAAAACACCCCCAAACTAGTCCAAAACCGCGCATATCTGAAAAAAGCACCTGACTAGTTTGGACATTATAAGGGGA